TGGGGAACGGCCTTCAGGCTGTCCAGCATCCCGGCCAGCTTCTCTCGCGAAGGCGCAGCGAGTGCGTCGAACAGGTCGTTCTCGTTCATGGCCACTCCAAGCTATGGCACCAGTGGTGGTGTGGGAACTACGGCGTGTAGACGAGAACGTGCATCTCGCTGCCGGTGTCGTAGTAGATGGCGAAGACACTCGCGGAAGTGAGTGTGTTGGCAGTCAGGAACTTCTGGAGATCGTTGATCGACTTGAAAGACAGAACCTTCATGGCATCCTCCTACTTCTTGGGAGTGGCCGCCGGAGCGGCAGGCTTGGGCGTCTTCTTGAACCAGTTCTTGGGGTGGAGCTTGACGACGGAGTCCCGAACCTTCTCGGCCCGTGCCACTCCGGATTCGAGCTTGGTGGCGGCAGCATTTGCTTCCTGGACTGTCGTGCGGGCATGGTCGAGGTGACCCTTTACGACCTTCGAGGCCCTGCTTGCTCCGTAGCCGACCCCAGCACCAGCGACCGCACCGAGAGCCGTGCTCTTGATCAGGCGCTTGGCCCGATCCTTGTGGGCCTGCGCCTTGAAGCGGTCAGAGACATCAGTGGGAGCCCCGGCGGACGCACGGTCTTCCTGGACCCGAAGAGCGTGCTCCTTGTTGGCGGCACGAGCGAGAGCCAGGCCGCCACCAGCCGCGCCGCCAGCCAGGACGGATCCGACGGAGGAGAGCTTGTCCAGCTTCGTGATGAGAGGGCGTGCCATTATCTATCTCCACAGAGAAGGTTCACTAAAAGTCACCAGTCACCGTAGAAGTTATTTATGAACCTGAACTCGCTGTGGATGCCGCCACCCCAGGCGCTCTCGATGTTGTAGGCGACCTTGAGCTTCTTCTTCTTCTCTTCGTAGGAGTTCCGGAAGATCTGGAGCCAGCTCTGGATGAAGGGCGTCTTGTCGTTCACGCCCACCGTGAGCCCGCCATCAGAGAACTGAAGATGGTTCCTGGTCTGGAGAAGACCTACTGACTCCAGGAGGGAACAGGTAGTAGCCCTGATGAGCATGCTCTTCGAGGGGAAGCTGCCGAGCCCAAAGTTGGTGAATGGAGGCTCAGAGTTGAAGTCGTCGAGGGCGTCCATGATCGCCCAGACGATCTGTCGGTTGCTGTGCTCCACGCCTGCAATGAGGCGGTTCAGCTCCGGGTAGTCACGGAGGAACGACCTGACCTGGTTGACGAAGTTGTTGAGCTCCAACTGCGCGTTCGGAAGGGAAGCCCCCTCCGACCCACCCATGGACGGAACGACTGTGGGATCCGCTGGAGCGTACAGGTCAGCCATGGCCTACCTCCGGAACGGCTTCTCAGGCTTCACTTCGTCCTTCACTACGATCTTCTCGACGATGTTCACGATCTTCTTGGGAGCCGGCTTCTTGGATTGCTCAGCGCGAAGGGAGAGCCACCAGCTAGGCAGGTCTCCGAACGAGAGGACCCTCTTCTCCACGAGGCGCATGTCGCGGTTCGGGATGAAGCTCAGGTCTGCGTACTCCAAGGAGCCACCGCTGGAGGGGATAGACCGTCCCCTGTATTCGATTGGCTTGTCAGTTAGGTTGAAGACCTTCATGTAGTTCCCCTTCAGCGACGCTTCTTGGACTTAGGCGTCTCTGCCACCGTATCAGCCTGAACTTCCTCCTGCACCACCTCTGGTGCAGCCTCGATCTCCTCCGGGGCCGTGGTCTCCTCTTCGACTGGGGCAACAACGGGCTCTACAACAGGCTCTCCGGCTTCCTCGATGGCCTTCTCCGCCTCCTGCTTCAGGACATCTTCGTCCTTGGTAGAGGGCTTTGGAGCGAAGACGGCAGCCGGAGGAGCGCCGAGAGTCGTGATGGGGTGCCGGGCACCTGTGTCCTCGTCCACCTCAATGACTTCGATGGAGCCGGAAGCCAGGTGGCGCTTGACCTGAAGCTGGAGCTGATGAAAGAGGGAGGTAGAGACCTTGATGGTCTTGCCCTTCCGCAGGATGATTCCCCCGACCTGGGGAGCCTCCTGGAACTGGGACGAGCTGCGCTGGGCGGCGGTGAGCTGCTTACCAGGGTGAATCGCGGAACTGATCTCGTAGTGCGTCGGCATCGTTTCTCCGCAAGTGCTTGAATGTGAAGAGGGGGAGGGAGGCGTACCCCCCTCCCCCTCGGATCTACGGCCTACCGACCGTTAAAACTGGTCAACGGACGGAACCGTGACGCCCTGGTCCACCAGGTTGTTGACGGGACCGAGCTGGTCCTCGTCCCGGGGCAGAGCGGCCAGATAGCCGGTGCCGACGGTGAGCGCGCCCGGGGTCACGGAGCCGGAGTACAGCTCCAGCTTCACGACCGAGGACACGTTGCCGATGCCCATCCCGATGTCTTCCCAGGACTGCCAGGTGATCAGGTTGGCGATCTTGTCGATGTAGAACTTCGTCTGGTTCAGGATGTAGAACCGGCCGAAGAACTCGGGGGCGGTGAAGCAGTAGACGTTGCCCTCGCGGAGGATGTCGGTCTTGATCGTGCGGATGATCTTGAGGCCGACCACGGTGTCCGACTTCCAGCCGGTGGTGCTGGTCTCGCCGGCGATCTGCATGCCGACGTCCTGGATGGTCCAGGCCGACAGGTTGTCGTAGTCCGGCTCGGTCATCAGGAGCCGCTCCGCCCGGAGGAACCGGCGGTGCAGGAGCTGCTTCACCCGGATGAAGTCCGGCTTGAGCAGCGGGTGGACGACGAAGTCCTCGGTACCCGCCGAGGTGGCCCCGTCACCCTTGACGACCGACGCGCCGATGGTGGTGCCGGCGGCGATGGCAGCCGCAGTCGCCGCCTTGGCGGTGACGTTGGTGGCGAGCTGCATGCCCTGGACAGCGGCCTCGACGTAGATCAGGAACTGCCGATCTTCGATGGCCTGGATGTCCTTCACCGAGTTCTCCTCGATGATCTTGGTGATGGGCATCTCGAAGGCGAGAAGCTCCTGCTCCGTCTTCTCGAACTTCTCCGAGGAGATGGTGAAGAAGGGGATCTCGTAGCGAGCAGCCCGGATGAACCGCGCCGTGGGCTGGCCACGGAACGACATGCTCATCGCCTTCGAGTTCGGCTCGATGTCCACGATCTTGACGAGCGTGTCGTGGTTCACCGACCGCTGGAGCTCCGTCCGCTGCACGGGGGTGGGCGGAAGGACCTTGCGGGCGAACGAGACTTCACGAAGGCGGTCTCGGATGTACGTCCCGCCGAACTCGGCGATCTTGTCCTTGCCTTCCGTGGTGGCGACCTTCTCGAAGAAGAGGTCGTTGACGACCTTGCTAGGAACCGACATGTGCGTTCTCCTTTTCCTGTGACACGCCGGTTAGGCGTGGAGCATGTTGCCGAAGTGGACGAAGCGGATCTTCCCGGAGCCGGCGACAACCCGGCTGACGACGCCGACGACCACGACAGCAGCGCCGGTCTTGACGCCGAGGCCACGACGGGTTGCGTACCCGGCGTAGCTGACGTCCTGGACGGTGAGGAAGTCACCGACCGCAGCCGCCGCGAGGTACGCGGCGCTGACGACCTTCGTCTCGGCCTCGTACATCCCGAGCATCAGGACGTTGGCCTTGCCGATGGCCTGCGTGTCGTACCGACCGCGCTCCGTGTGGATGGGGTACACGGTGGCCTTGTTGCCCTCGTGGGTCCCACCGACGCCCACCGTCTCGCGAGCGAGCTGGTAGGAGCCGTTGAGGTTGAGCCACTCGCCGTCGATGATGGCGCCGGTGGTCATGGGGGCGAGCAGCGTGGAGTCCGCCATGGGGAAGTCCCGGCGGGTGAGCGTCTGGAGCTCGGTGACGAGCTCGAAGTTCGGAACGGACATCGTGTATCTCCTTCTTTAGGGTTGTGAAGCTGCAACAGCGTTGGTGTAGTTCAGATGGAGGCGAGTCCCGCGGCGAAGTTGCTGGCGGCGGCCCCGGTCTCGCTGTCCCCGCTGCCGTCGTACTCAACGACAGAATCGCTGTCGTCGTGAACGCTGGCGAGCTTCATCTGGGGAGCGGCGAGGCCAACGGCCTCCTCCACCACGTCGAGGTTGTTGCGCTGGAGAAGTCCCGCCACCTTCTCGTCATGGGACAGCTCGGGCTCCAGGCCCTTCGCGTCCATGGCGCTGGCGATCTTCTCCACGCGCTCCACCTTCTCGTAGTGCGCGCACTTCTCACGGAGCTGCGTGTTCTCCTCCGACAGCGCCCGGAGGTTCTCGGCGGCGAGGCTGATCGCCTGGCTCACCTCGACGTTGCTGATCTTCGTCTTCATTGTCGTCGTCCTCTCGTTCGTCGTCGGACTACTTGCTGGTCGTCGACTTCGACGCCTGCTTGGCCTTCACGGACGCCATCAGGGCCTCGTGCCGAGGGTCGCTCGGGTCGGAGGCGATCTTCTGGAGTTCCGCCTTCACTGCTGCGATCTTCACGCCACCCTTGGAGGCGTTACGCAGGTTCTGCTGCACGGTGTTGTCCGTGCTGGAGGTCATGGCCGGCTCGTTCAGCACCTGGGCGAGCTCTGCCTTGCGGGGGCTCTTGGCGTCGCGCTTGGTAGCGCCAGCCGGGGCCGAGTTGCTGCTGATGAGCTGGCGGCCGGGGTTCGAGGGAACCGGAGCGGTGTTGGAGAGCTGCTCCCCACCCTGCTTCTTCTCGCCGCCGTTGTTGACCTCGGCGATCTTGGAGAGGATGAAGTCCACGGCCTCGGACTTCTTCTCCTTGGACTCGTGCCGACTGGGGGTCAGAAGGCCGCCGAACGGGTTGTAGGCGTTCTGGCCCTTCTCGTGCTTCTTGGCGGCGTAGTCGAAGTGCCGTGCGTTCTGGCGCAGACCACGGGTGCCGATGTCGTCCTCGTCCTGCCCGCTGCCGGTTCGTCCGTGAAGGAGGAAGCTCCGGATGGGAGCCTTCTTGTGGTACTCCTCCCGCGCCTTGGAGACGTCCCTGCCCACCTCGTGGTGAGCCTTGGCGAGGGAAGCGTACTCAGCGGCGTCGAGCTTGTGGCCTTCGCGCGTGGTGGAGAAGGCTTCCTTCTCCTTCTCGGCGTTGATCTGGGCGAGGATGTTCTCGGCGGCGGTCTTCAGCACGCCCTTCGCCGGGTACTTCGCGCCCGTCCCGCCCGGAGCCCGGCCCTCGTCAGTCGCGAGCGCGTTGGCGGCACCCGGATTGTCGTTCGTGGACTTGGTGGTGGGAGCCGGGATCTGGGTCTTGGCCTTGTTCCCGGTGTAGGTCTGCTTGCCACCGACCATCGGCATGACGGGAAGCTGCGTCCCGCCCTGCTTCGACTCCTGGCCGTTCAGGTCACCAGCCTCCTTGACGAGCTCGGCCATGACGTCGAGGGCGGAGGCCAGCTTCTCCACCTCCTCGGGGTCCTGGTAGTCGATGACGGCGGAGGTCTTCTCACCCTCCTCCTTCTCGTCCTTCTTCGACTCCTTCTTCTCCTCCTTCTTGGGGAAGGACTTCTTCTCGTCCTTCTCCTTCTCCTCGACTGCGGCGATCTTGGAGCGGGACTGGTCGATCACGTTCGCGATCATGTCCGCCAGCGGAAGGTTGAGCCCTGCGAGCTTGGAGTGCATCTCGTTCTCCTTGGTTCAGCCCGCAGTAACGGGCGGAGGTTGAATCGTCCTGGTGCTTCTGAGTAGGTCTGCCTGCGGCGCTGGTGGTTCCGGATCCCTAGGCTTCGAGACTTCTTTGGGCTTCTGCGTCAACGAGCTCTTGCCCATCTTGATGGTCTGCGCGACGCCAGTGACGTTCGCGATTTTCAACATCTCGTCTGCGAATCCCTGAAGAGTGATGGCTTCCATCCGCATCGTCAGGGCCTCGGTGAAGCAGGGGAGGTGGGCGCGATGCCCACCTCCCCAGTGGGTCAGTTACTCCTGCTCCGTCTCCTCGGAGACGGCGATGATGCCGGCTTCGACGAGCTCGTTCAGCATCTCTTCGGCGCGGGCGTCGACGGTGTCGGCGAGGACGTTGTAGGGGTTCACGCCCTCGACCTCGGAGACCTTCTCCTGCTCGGGAGCAGCCTGGTACTCCTGGACCGCGTTGATGACGGCGTCCACGTCGTAGCCGGCCTCGGCCAGCACTTCGAGAGCGCGCTGCTCGGCGAGGGTGTCGACGGCAGAGCTGCGCTTCTCCTTGTGCTTCTTGGCGGCGTAGGCAGCGGCCCCGCCGGCAGCGAGAACGCCAGCGCCGATACCGACCTTGCCCTTGTTGTTCTTGGCCCCGGCCCAGACCTTCTTCGCCGCGTCGCCCGTCTTGAGGGCAGCGCCGTGCATCCGCATCTTGCCGGTGACCCGCTTGGCCCCTTCGGCGATGTCCGCCTCGGAAGCGGCGGAACGCTTCTCCTTGTGCTTGTTCATGAGGGCAGCGCCGCCAGCGATAGCGCCGACGCCTGCGAGCCCTGCGCCGCCACGGACGAGCCACTTCTGGCTCTTGGTGGCGACCTTGCCGGTGAGGCCGCGCTTGATGTAGTTGCCGGCGTTCTGGACCTTGCCGCCCACAGCCTTGACGGCATCCTTGGCCTTTTCGGCCGTGGTGGGATCGAAGGGCTTCCCAGCAGCGCCGCGCTCCGCGCCAGCAATGAAGTCCTCCTTGGCTCCGGCGGTCTTCGCGATCTCCTTCGACTCATGCACGAAGGAGTGCGCCATCACGCGGCCGAGGTAGTCGGCCTCCGCGATCTTCTCCTGGGCGCCGTCCATCTCCGGCTCGGAGACGGCCTGCTCCTCGGTGGTCTCGCCGTCATCCTGGGCGAGGACTTCCTGGGCGAGGGCTTCGAGGGTCTCCTCATCGATCTGGGCGTCGCCCGTCTCGGTGAGCTGCTCGGCGAGTTCGGCGGCGGCGAGCTTCTCGACGTCGGCCTCCTCGACCTGGTTGGTTCCGTAGATCTCTGCGAGGGTCTTGTCCATCTGATTGTTCTCCTTGGAAGTGGAACTACTGTCGAAGGCCATCTTTGAGGTACGAGACCTCTAGGCCATAGGCTCCGTGAGGAGCCACGGGTTGGAATCCGCGATTGCGGCTGCAACAGCGGTGGTGGAAAGCAAGCCACCCGAGAGATGAGCGCCCATGAGGTATGCAACCGAATCGAGGTCGACAATAGCAGAGGAGCTGGCGGTTTTGCTGAACATGTTCACCAGGTCTTTACTGACCATTGTCTCCCACAACGTTGGGTCACTCTGCACTGACTCTTTGGCCTGCGACAGCTTCAGAAGGACATCTCGGCGGTAACCATTGTACGCCGCGCTGACCTTGCTCAGTAAAGGATGCTCGACAGTGCTCGGAGTGGGAAGAGAGAAGTTACGCTTTGCCCGCATGTTACGACTGGTCAGGTGTGGTTGGAAAGCGCTTCTCTGAGCCACGAGCTTCGATAGCAGGTACACGATCTCGTTTACGAGGGCCGAGGGATCGGTAGGAGCTTTGATCTCTTCGTGGCTTGGAGCGAAGACTTGATGCCCTGCATCGAGCTCATCCGCAAAGGGCTGTTCCCCCATGCGGATTAGGACAATGCGCTGGAACTCTCTAGGCTTGAGAACGATTCCCATCGACGAGGCAGTCCCCAAGGCGGCAGGCAAAGGATGCTCTGCCATCGCATCGAGTGTCTCGGTAGGCAGGTCCGGCTCAGAGGCCGCCAGCCCAGGGAGGCTTCTCAAAGAGAAAGCCCCGGCGGGGATCTCCTTGAGAATCTCGCTCAGCTTGCTGTGTCCGGCGACCTTCACCCCGAACGCGGAAGCTAGCTTGTCGGTTTCGCACCGGGCTTGGTCGGCGCACTCGGCACACTTCCGACCGCAGGGGCCGGTTCGGTCGTCGCAGGCAGAGGCGACTTTGGAGAAGGTGACTGGGCGCTCTTCTCCTGCGGGTCCGTAGACTGTGGAAGATTCCGATGAAGCGGAAGATGAAGGAATCGCACAAACACTCCCCAAGCAGAGTTGATTGCCCTTTGAGGCCAGCTTCGCCATCGCCTTTGCAGTCTTGTCTGCTCCAATGAAGACGAAGGAGAGATCGAAGAAGCGAGCGTGGGGATTGCGGACGAAGATCTTTCGTCCATCTGCCAGGATCTTGTTTGGCCCCCACAAGTCCCGCATGTCGTTACTTGGGCGCATGTGCTGGCAATAGTCGTTCTTCGTCTTCGACTTATTGCCGCAGATAGAACAGACGTCGTAAGGGACGCGGCAGCCCATCGAGACATCAGGGAAGTCTCCCGTGTCGATACGGTGGATGATGCCGTCTGCGCCTTCGATCTTCGCCTTCGCCCTATTGAGCTTGGTGATGAGCTCCACCCTCTTCATTGGGTGGTTCAAGACCGAGAGAACAGGGACCCCGAACGCCTTGGTGGGATCCTTGTTCTTGTGGTGCTGGAAGACGTGGGCGTTGAGGAACGTCCTGTAGCCGTAGTCGGCACCAGGATGGGACAGCACATCCCACTCGAAGTAGTCGGCGTTGATGTTGGAGCCGAAGAACTCACCGGCTCCGAGAGCGTTCACGAGGACGTAGCAGTTGTCCCTACGGTCGGCCTTGGTGATGCCCTTGATGAACCCTCGAAGCTCGTCCCCAGTCTCCCAGTCCGCAAAAGGCGGAGCGCCAGCGGTCTTCTCAAAGACCCCGGCGCTACCAAACAGAGAATGGGCGAATACGCCCTGCTCTGTCTGCCCGAAGAAGAGGACTCGCTTATCCATGCGCTACGAAGACTTTCCGAAGCCCTTCGGTCCTTGGAAGTTGACCTGCTTGTGCTTCGACTCCTGGAGGCTCTTCCGGATGCTCGTCACATCCTTGATGGTGTTGTAGGCGCCGTCCGGCATCTGCATGATGGCGTTCATGAGGGAACCGCCGACCATCGGATCCGCCGTCATCTCAGGAGCGTAGCGGTGGATGGCGTTGAAGGCAGCCAGCGCCTCAGTCTTCTGCCCCTTGAACTGAGGATTGGCGTCCATGATGCGCTTGAAGTTGGAGCCCTTGGTGAGCCCGCGCTTCGCGGCGTCGTAGAGGTCGGTGGCCACAGCGGCGAGAAGCCCAGCACCCGCCATGCTCGCTGCCCCAAGGGCAACGCCTGTTACCACGTCGCTAGCCTTGCTGAGATTCACCTGAGCAGTCTTCTCCACCGAATAGTCAGCGATGTAGGAAATCTCGTCCTTCAGCTCCCGAGCCAGGTCGGAGTCGATGTGCTCCATGACGAAGATAGCCTTGGCGACCTTCTCCATCTTGATGGGGTCGGCCTCGTAAGCGGCGGACATCACTTCTGCGACAGTCATTGGCTACCCCGGAGGCTGGGGAGGAAGACCCAGCATCATCTGGTTAACGGCAGGGTCGAACCCAGCCTTGTTTTGGTCGTACTTGCCCTTGGAAGCCTTTGCCCCGCCCACTACCCCAACGCCTGTCATGGCCGATGTGAGCGGGCTCTTGATGGCAGCCTTACCGACAGCTCCCAAGAGCCCGGCCTGCTTCAAGAGCACCCCAGTTCGGAGCGCCCCAGAAGTCTTAGCGAGTTCAGTGAGTTTCCGCACCGAACGTCTCCCGGATGAAGGAGTCCACGTTCTTCAGCTCCTTCTCCACATCCACCAGTCCTGTTGCGATCTTCTCGATCTCATAGTCGAGGCCGATGTAGGCGCGGAAGGAGGCAACGAGAGGGTGCTGCTCGTTGATGATGCGGTGGGCGACCTTCTCCAGCCCATCCATGTCGTTGGAGAGCTCGGCAGCCGAGGCGACCTTCTCCCGCAGAAGCTGGGTCACGAAGGGCTGGATGGCGGAAGCGTACTTCTCGTAGGAGAGTCCAGAAGAAGTCCCAGCCACCACGACATCCGCGAATGAACCCCCGTCGAGCAGGTGGCGCTTCACGGTGTCGTAGTACTCGTCGCTCGCCTGCTTGTGCATGCCGTCGAGTTGCTGGGCCGAACTCTGGAGGCTGCTCCGGAGGTCTTGAAGGTTGTGCTTCGCGTCCATGATCTCCCCGAGAGCTGAGTCCCGGGTGTAGTCGAGGGAGGAGTGCTTCTCCGCCTCGTGGACGCCGAAGAGCCCTTCGAGGATGGCCTCGGCGGCTTCAGGAGAGATGCCAAGGCTGCGGTTGGGGTGCTTGCCATACGCCACGTCGGTCTGGGTGACAACCGTGGGCCGGGCTCCGTCCGTCATGTCCTGGATGACCCGGGCGGGGTCGGCGAGCTGGAACTGCGGATAGCTGTGCTCGGCCCCGGCGGTCTTGGCCTGGTCATGCTTGGCCAGATAGACAGAGGTGTTGGCGAACTCACAGATCCGAGAGAGCTGCTCCTGGTTGATGTCCGAGTGCTCCGAGGCGATCTTTACCACCGCCTCGTTGAGAGCCACCCCTTCATCGAGGTACATGTTGGCGGCCTGCTTCCCCATCAGCTCCAGGGACTCGGGCGAGATGCTCGCATGCGACTTGTCCTGCGTGAGTAGATTCAGGAGCTCGGTCTCGCCGCTCATTGAGGTAGACTCCCAGCCGGTAAAGGTGTGTAACCCTTTGGTTAGGTTAGGTGACAGGGAGGCAGCGTGGGAAGCCTTTTCATGACTTTCGAGGAAGCCGCCAACCGACTTGGACGATCCAAGCGGAGCGTCCACACTTACGCGAAGCAGGGATTCATTAAGAGATCTCTACTCGACGGTAAGGTTGTACTCCAGCGAGACGACGTTGAGCAACTTGCTATTGAGCTGGGGGCCGACCTTCCGGCCATGAATCGTAAGACGTTCTTCCAGCTTCAGTCTCGGATTCAGAAGCTCGAAGAGCAAATGGCCTTGGTGCAACAGATGTGGGGTATCCAAGAGAAGCCCCTGCATCCCAGCGACACAGAGGCGTCGGGGATATACCGAGCCGCAATAGATGCGCTCAACTCCAAAGCCTGGTCCATCCAGGAGATGGAGATGTGGGTGGATCTCTTCCTTCGGTTCGATGAGCAAACGCTAGCCCAGGTCTCGAAGACGGCCCTCATCAGTAACCCCTGGGATGTCTTTACCAAGCTGGCTCTCGGCTTCTCGACCTTCGTGGGGCAAGACAAAGGCTTCTCCGCCTCTCTTCCTCTTCAGGCGCTCTTCAGGAAGATCGAGACGGCCAGGAAGAGACTCAAGGCAGAGGCCGTGCTCTGGATCGAGAGCCACAGGGGCCTGCCTATGGACCTCAAAGCATACGACACACCCAAGGAGGGACTGTTGCGTAAGCTCGGTAGCAAATCTGCTTAGGCTCTCGGCATAAGGGTTTATCGGGAGGAATCTTTCCTCTCGTTCCCGTGCACGGGAGAAAGGCACCAAACACACATGAGCGACAATCAGCAGACCCCCGCTGTCCCTGGCATCGCCGTCGACGTCGCAGCTCCCACCGCGCAGGACGCCGTCGCCGCGGCGGCCGTCGACGCCCTCAAGAACGGCAAGGCCGTGAACGTCGGCCCGGCCACCCCGCCGCCCGCCGGCGCCACCGTCATCCAGATGCCCGCCGGGCTGATGTCCGCGGAGTTCTTCGCCAAGCAGGCGGAGAGCCTCGGGTACCACGACGAGGCCGCCCGCCTCCGTGGCAAGACCGGCAAGCCCAGCATCTTCGAGAGCGTGAAGCGCGTCGGGCAGCACCGCATCACCGTCTCCGACGTGGTCGTCTACGTCGGCGGCGCGGCGCTCCTCGTGGCGGTGTACGAGGGCTGCGCGTACTACTTCGAGTGGGACGCGCCCCGGATCTTCTCGGATCGCCCCACCGCTGCGAAGGCGTCCCGGAAGTAGTCGGCTACTGAGCCGGCTGGAGGAAGGGGGAGTCACCCCCTCTTCTTCTTAGTCCTCAACTTGCTGGCCCGTCTTGGCCGTGGGGTTGAGAACATCGAAGCGCGGAATACGCAGCATCGATACCAGGAAGCAGAGCAGCGCCGAATGGAACGAGTCGTCCGTGTGGTCAGGGGCGTGCTTGTATTGGATCTGCCGAAGCTGCTCATTCATCTCCGAGAAGATGTTCAAGAAGTCAGTCCCGAATGGATCCTCGAAGTGCGCCCAGTCGGGGAAGCGGAATACGTTCCGCCGCTTGATGGCATTGAACATGTCGGACATGACCTCTGTCCTGTGGACGAGGAACCGCTTGAGCTGCTCCTCGAACTTAACCTTCTGACCCGGCTGGCTATACTGGTACTTAACGATGCGCCCCGGGCCAAACTTGCGCTGGAGGTGGTCGTTGCGATCGAAACCACCGCCGTAGTCCGCCCCCACCAGCTCCACGCCCCAGCTACGGATGATCTCCTCGATGATGGCGAGCTGGACGGGAGGCTCGATCTCCTGACCCTCGAAGCGGTGGATGTAGAAGATGGTGAAGAAGCCGTCTATGTATGCCCCAAGGGACAGGACGGAGAAGCTGCCTTCGCCAGTACCCCAGTCGATGCCTGCGAAGATAGGGGATCCGTCGCCTAGCTGGGACCGGATACGTCGCAGCGTGGACTCGTTCATCAGGAGCCCAGGCTTGCAGTTGTCGATGATGTCCTGACGGGTAAGAGGGCGCGTGCCTGAGTCGTAGGACTCGCCCAAGACCTCGTTGTAGAACTTGCTCCGGGAGTAGGTCCGGTACTTCACCATGATCTCGTCCCAGGTGAGCCACGGGACCATGAGCTGGGGAATCCGGAACCCTTCGTAGCAACCGTCTGCTCCCAGCTTCTCTCGGATGCCTGGGTTCATCGAGGCCCACTGCGCCTCGGGACGACTCGGGAAGATCTGCTTCCCGCACTTGTCGCAGATGAGGAACTTATCGCCGATGTTGTCTTCGGTGAGGATGTTCCAGTGCCAGGTGCTGGGCTGCCCAGGGGTGCCGTGGTGGTCGCAAGGAACCACCCACTCATTCTGGGTGGAGAGCTTCGTCCAGTAGCTCTCGATGGCGTTGTCTAGAGACTTCGGCGTACCGGAGTAGATGAAGTTCTTGAAGTGGGAGTGCGAGGCGCACTCTTCGATGACGGGGATGTTGTCAGTGATGATGTCCTGAAGCTCGTCGATCAGGATCATGTCCGCCGGGATACCTCGGGTACGGTCGGCGTTGTGGTAGGCGTAGCGCAGCGTGATCTGGCTGCGGTTGATGAACTTCTTCTCGAAGACGTTGTCCGAGAGCTTGGTGGTGGTCCACGCCTTCAGGATCTCAGACGTCTCGATGGGCTCCTTGAGACGGTCCCGGGAGAAGGTCTTCGTCTGCTGGTTGGTGGGAGAGACGTAGAGGACGTTGAAGGAGTTGATGACGCAGCAGTTGGCGA